GTTCGTGCGGTTGGTGAGAATACTTTCCAACCTAAGATTGGTTTTAAGACTCGGTATGGCATGGTAGCAAACCCATTTGCTATTAATGGTGCTCCTGGTCTTGCTGAACCTGCTCGGTTGGGTACTGGTGATGGAAACATCTACTACAGACTCGTCAAGGTAGCAAACTTAATGTAATCTACCTAATGCGATAAAAACAAGATTCACTTTAGTGAACAGTTTTAGAGAGACCTTCGGGTCTCTCTTTTTTTGCCTATTGGTTTTGCTTATAAATAGTAGGTACAATAAGGATATAATATGGCAACCAATCCAGATAATAAAAACTTTCTATCACCCATCGGGTTTCAGTTCGCTATTCAGCGTCTGCCTAATGTAAACTATTTCTGCACTAGTGCTAGTATACCAGAAATTTCTATGGGCGAAGTAGAAACACCAAATCCATTCATACGATTGCCAAATCCAGGAGAGAAGCTGGCGTTTGGTCAATTACAACTACAATTTCGTGTTGATGAAGATCTAAAAAACTTCCAAGAAATATATGATTGGATGATTGGACTCGGGTATCCTGACGAGTTCCAACAAAGAGCAAATGTGCAAACCAAATATGGTATATTTTCTGACGCATCTTTGTTGATTACTACCAATCAATACAAACCAAATGTGGACGTGAAGTTTGTTGATTTGTATCCGACATCATTATCAGCAGTAGAATTTAACATTGAGCAAGGCGACGTTGAGTATTTGAATGCTAATGTGACCTTTGCATACAGAAGATATACATTGACTTCTGTAACCTAATATAGTATAATAGAGAGTATAACACATACTCTAGGTGATTACATTATGAAAATTGAAGATATTGTCTCGCAATGGGACGTAGACTGTAAGATCGATGAAACAGAACTCGATCGTGAAGCAACCAAGATTCCTAAACTACACAACAAGTATCTCAAGATCTTTATGGGAGAGCGTGTAGTTCTTTTCAAACTCAAAGCAGAAAACAAACGACTTAAGAAAACGCTGATCGAGTATTACTTGGGTGAACTTGATAGAGAAGAACTCGACGAGTTAGGTAGGGATCAGTTCTACAAAAAACTATTGAAGAATGAGATAGATACATATATTGAGTCGGATGATTTGTTTATTGAAAGCACACTAAAGGTTTCATTACAAGGTGAGAAGGTTGACTATGTAGAGGCAATCGTCAAGAGTTTGAACAATAGAAACTTTCAGATAAAGTCTGCGATTGATTGGGTGAGGTTTACGCAAGGTTCTATGTAATGGATAAGATTGAGATATACAAGAAAAACGAAGTTCATTTGAAGTTAGATGTTGAGCGTGGTACTGCTCAGGAACTGAGTGATTTCTTCACGTTTGAAGTTCCAGGTGCTAAGTTTATGCCATCTGTGCGTAATCGTTATTGGGATGGTAAGATTAGACTATTCAACGTTAACACACAACAAATATATGTCGGACTGATTGATCACATAAAGCGTTTTGCTGAGGATCGTGAATATGAGGTTATCATACATGATGGTCTAGAAGACACAGAAGATGTTGCGATAAATGACCTTGAGAAGTTTATTACTGAAAAGGGATTTAAACCTAGAGAGTATCAAACTAGAGCAGTTGCTCATGCTATTAGAAACAACAGAGCATTAGTTCTCTCGCCTACGGCGAGTGGAAAGTCTTATATAATCTATGCTTTGTTGAAGTATTATTTGACAAACAATCTAGCACAGAGAGCATTAGTTATTGTTCCAACTACTAGCTTAGTGCAGCAGATGAATACAGACTTTATCTCGTATTCAAAAGGACAGTTCTATTATACTCATTTAATCTCAGCAGGTCAAGCTAAATTTGAAGAAAATGCAAAAGTTTTTATTTCAACATGGCAAAGCATATACAAACAACCAAAATCATATTTTGATAACTTTGATTTAATCATTGGTGACGAAGCGCATCTATTTAAAGCAAACTCTCTGACTAAGATTATGGAGAAGTTACCTAATTGCAAATATAGATTTGGATTTACTGGAACATTAGACGATACGCAAACGAATAAATTAGTATTAGAAGGTTTGTTTGGTCCAGTAATGAAGGTAGTACAAACCAAAGAGTTGATTGATCAGGGAACTCTAGCAGACTTTAGAATCAAAGCATTAGTGTTAAAGTATCCACCTGATATATGTAAGGTAATGCACAATGCGAAGTATCAAGATGAGATACAGTTTCTCATAGGCAATGAAAAGCGAAATCAGTTCATAAAGAACTTGACTTTGACACGGAATGGGAATACACTATTATTATTCCAAATGGTTGAAAAACATGGTAAAATTTTATATGATATGATAAAGGCAGAAGCTGATGAAGATAGGCGTGTCTTTTTTGTCCACGGAGGAGTAGATGCTGATGAACGAGAAGAAATTCGAAGAATTACTGAAACAGAGCGGAGTGCAATTATTGTCGCCTCATACGGGACGTTCTCTACTGGGATCAACATACGCAATTTGCATAATATCATTTTTGCTAGTCCTACTAAGTCTAGGATACGGAATTTACAAAGTATCGGGCGTGGTCTACGAAAAGGTGATAACAAAGAACGAGCAACACTCTATGACATTGCCGACGACCTCTGCAAAAAAACAAGTTGCAATCATACACTCAAACACTTCGCAGTCAGAATAAAGATGTACAACGAAGAAGAGTTTGATTACAAAATATACAATATCAATTTGAAACATGAATAAGATAGTTATAGTTGATGATTTTTTTACTGCTGAAGAATGCAGACGAGCAATACAATTATTTCGTCGCATCGGACCAAGTGAAGTGGGAAGTTATGTATCGACGATTACAGAAGACTCAAATGAAATATTGAATATAGACAACATAAATGAAATGAAAGAATACAAAGACAAACTATTTGATGCAGCGAAGACTTACTGCGACGAAACCATAATATATGGTTGGAGTGAAATAGTAAAATGGAAAACAAACGCATGGCAAGGCTCTCATATCGATGTCGCTCATCCTGATACTATATTTACTGCTATATCATACCTGAATGATAATTATACTGGTGGTGAAACATTTATTGAAGATATGAACGTGACGCCAAAGCAAGGACGTGTGGCATTTTTTCATGGGATGCAGTATGTTCATGGTGTAAGATTAATTACTGAAGGAACGAGATATACTATTCCAAGTTGGTATAATAAACCGAATGACTCAGTTTATATTGAAGGTATGAAACTATGGAAATAACATTACAGATTATAAAGTTGAGCAATGGAGACACCATAGTTTCTGATGTCGTTGAAGAACAAAACAAAACGATTCTTCTACTCAATCCATTAGAGATAAGAACAGAACAAAGTAGCAGAAGCGGTAGAAGGACTGCTTCTATGGTAGCAGTGCAGTGGTTTCCTTTTAGTGAAAATGATAACTATATGACCATACAAAAAACTCATATAGTTGGAATGACACCTGCTAGTGATGAAATTTGTGAATACTATGTTCATGCCGTCGATAGTATAATTGCTAACAATAGATCAAGTGAAGAACAAACACCAGAGGAAACAACTCTGGAAGAATTAGAAGACTATATTTTTAACGCAAACACCAGTAGCACCATGTTACATTAATAAGCGAGGTTGTAATGATTAGAAACAAAAAGAAAAATCCACACTACGTTAACAACAAAGAGTTCCTTGAGGCGATGGTTAAGTTCAAGGAAAGTGTTAGAGAAGCAGAGGACTCTGGTGGCGAAAGACCAGTCGTACCAATCTATATTGCTGACTGTATTATGAAGATTGCTACACATCTATCATACAAACCAAACTTCGTAAACTACACGTTCCGCGAAGAGATGATATGTGATGGCATTGAAAATTGCTTACAGTATATCGACAACTTCAATCCTGAGAAGTCTGGTAATCCATTCGCATATTTTACACAGATCGTTTACTTTGCGTTTCTAAGACGCATACAAAAAGAAAAGAAGTATCTGTACACCAAGTTCAAAGCATCAGAGCATATCAATGTTTTTCAACAAACCTCAGACCGCCAAGCGCATGATAAAAATGTTGACTTTTCAGACGATATCAAGTATAATGAATGGACTCAAGAGTATATGTCAGAGTTTATAGAAAACTTTGAAGAACATAAAAGACGAAAGAAGAAACGAGTCATCACAGAGGAGTAACATGAAAATCGCTTTGATCACTGACACTCATTTTGGTGCAAGAAATGATAACACGCAGTTTCTAGATTATTTTGAAAGGTTTTACAATGAAGTTTTCTTCCCTCACCGCGTTACAGAAGGCATTGATACTATTATCCATTTGGGCGATATTGTGGATAGGCGAAAGTATATTTCTTATGTGACACTGCGTCGTATGAAAGAAATGTTTATTGACAAGTGCGATGAACATAATATAGATCTGCATGTGATCATCGGAAATCATGATGTTCCTTATAAGAACACCAACGAGATTAACTCAATGAAAGAGTTATTCCGTGACGGA